GTTTCGTGCCCGGGGTATTATGTCCCCCCCCGGGAGTGTGAGCCCAAAGACCACAACACAGCGTCGGTCTGCCCAGCGTTCCCACATCTACAACCCTTGTTTCCCCTCATCGGGTACTTCCGAAGAAATCGGGTAGAGCGTCTGGACAGGTACTGACTGGACGTCCCTGCGCTGCAGTGGCCGCCGAACGCAGCATCTTGGCGGACTTACCTAGCGAGGCCTCCGAGCACTCCACTCGTCAAGCAAGTCTTGATTCGGCGTCATCCTCGTGAGCGGTAAGCAGGCATCGAGCTCAGCGGCCGCGCGGTCATTGACCACTTGGAACCACTCCCCGACCTTGTTCCGGTACCACCAGCGGTCGCCCACGTAGATGCAAGGATCTATAAGCACATGAGCGGGGACCCGAGAGAGGTCCTCCGACGGATGTACCCATGTGGGCCTACCTTCGGCGGTCTTAGGCTCGACGTCGCGCTTATGGACGCTACGCTTCGCCTTCACGGCTGAGGCCGGGGTGCCAAACATCTGCACTTCCACCATGCCATACAGATAGCCACGGGCAGTAGTGCCCGAAGCATCCTGCCACCCCACACAAAGTGAAATGGCCGGTGGCACCTCCTTAGTACCTACCTGTATCCACGGCAGGTTAGTGAACTTGCGGTCGAACCTGATCGCTTGACCAAGTGCCGACCGTCGTACATCCACCCAATCCTGCGCGTGTTGCAAGAACGTCGCCATCTCAGAGCTCTCAACTATAGCGGTGGAGTCAGCATTGCTGACCCCTATGTACATAGCGGACGTCGATGACGCCGGCAAGAGATGGCCGGTGATCCGCCTGACCCTCCAGTGGCTACACCCGGTTATCACCGCGCGGACTCCCGTAAAGGACTCCGTGATAGGCGACTCCCACATGTAGCTGAAGATCTTCTCGGCGGGGTTCGTGGCGGGCATATGCCCATCCACGTACACAGTAGCAGTGGCGAGGTCAATAGAGGGTGGCCGTAAGGCCATCCCCTGTATCGGCAAGCCACCACCTCCACCACGGCCCCTCCTGCGACGTCGTCGCCGCCGCCGTACCTGTTTTCTAGCTCGGGCCATACCGTAGGGATGTTTGAATGTGCGTGCAGTAGGAGAGATTATCGATGTCGTAGATTTCACCCGCGGGCGCCATCGCGAGTTCCACTGCATGCTGCACTTGAGGTTCCACACCAAAGGCGCGGTAAAACGACAGCCGTGCACCAGCTGAAATTTCACGCCCCCGGTATGTCATCCCTTCAGCTAACCTAGTAAATCCACATGAGTAGAGCATGGAATTCTTTATTCCCCCCCGACGGGCACCAGCATCAAGCAATGTGCTGTAGAAGGCCGATAAGACAGGGACACCGTCCGTAAGAGCGAGCCCACACTGTCCGATCGCATCCAACCACAACTTCCTGCTCTCACGTGGCCCGATATAGGTGAGATCCTTTGCGATCATCGCCGGAGACCGACACATGACCCACCTTCCCGCCCAAACAGGCTGGGTCTGACAAAACTCAACCCGCTCGAAGACGGATACAGTAGGCTCGATTTGGACTCGGAACCCATACTGTGCGTAATGCTGAGCGAGCAAGTCAGTTGAAGGAGCCCTGGCCCTCTCACAGATGATGATACAATCATCTCCGTTATTGAAGATCTGACCCCACCCCTGAACAAACTCGTACGTGATAGCACACATTATAACACAGTTCCCCAGCGACGTATCCATGTCCCCACTCATCCTCCTGCCATCGACATCGTATTTAAAACCCCCCTGTGGACATCGAGCAAATCCAACGTTTCGTAACTGCAGCTCACACAACCGGCGGAATTCCGCCGAGTCAATAAACCGCCGATAGATACGATGGGTTGCTTTAAGCATATCCCGAGACACATGCTGATCGAACCGCGATGCGTCCAGCCCGATGCAGACCGGGTCTTTGAACATCTCCCACTTCTCACGCAACAATTGCCCCGTCTGCTCCGCATTAAACCCCTTGGCAACCATGGGGTGGCGTTGCAGACGAGACATAGCCAAATAGATCTTCTTTTCTATGGCCTTAATGTAGCGTCCGTGGGCGACGAGAAACCGGTTAGACCGAGGTTGAATTAGTCGCGGGTCGGCATTAGGCTTCTGTGTCCAGTTAAACTTCTCAGCCTTGATAAACGTAGACACAGCCGCATCCCGGGACACGATGGGGTTAAGCAGGAGGCTATCCGCAGCCGATTGCAACAGAGTCCTGCGCCGCGGTAAAGCGCTGTCCACGACAGCTTGGTAAGACAAGGCAGCGCAGGGAAATCCCCGCAGCGCCCTCTCGAACTTCGGCCATCGGGACCTGATGCAAGGCAACGGCTCTTCGCCTTTATATCGCCACACCCGGGTGCAAAACCCCCTCAAGAGATTACTCATTGAATGGTCATGCACTCGGTAAACCTCATGGGCGAACCCGTTATTCATGCTGCAGCTCGACCGGGGTTTATACAGGGTGGCAGCCCTGTCACGCAGCCGGATATACGGTGCATCGGATGGCGGCGTGTAAGAGTCCGATACACCAGGGAAGCGCGTTACCACCCACTGTGAAAATGCTGCCCCCCAATGGCAGCATCAACCACAGTTGGAGTGGTCCACAAGCGTACCGCAAGACTGATGGTCTGGCCGCGCTGAGGTGTCAGTACCTCCGCCTCCTCACAGTGCCTGTCAAGCAACCACCGCTCTCCCATGAGGTGATTAGCCTCTACGGGGGCGCGAACACCGAAGTGCTCACGAAGTTGCAGTGCCATCTGTGCACTATCAGAGTACGGAGTTCCCAACAACCACGATCTCACCTCCCGATCGATCGTGTCCTCAGCCATCTCCTCCCTAGCGCTTTTGGCGCTAAAGAACCGGGCGTCATTGACAACGTGATGCCAATCAGCCCAGTTAGAAGTGGCCGGATTTGTTGCGGGCGGGGCAGCGTGGGACTGCACCCTTGGACAGGTAACCAGCGATGTCTCCACCACTGGGGAGCGGCCCTGTCCGGCCAATCTCCTACAGATGCGGGCTACCGCTTGCCACGAC